TTAAATGGTGGAACGGGAGCGTAAGATGGCTAAACTAACAGTAAACATCGGAACTAGCGCAAACGACAGAACGGGTGATAACCTACGCACAGCGTTTAACAAGATCAATCAAAACTTTGATGAGTTATATGTTGGGCCTCCTCAGTTAACACAGGCTCAGATAGATGCACTCACACCAGTTTTTGGTATGATGGTTTACAATACAACAACAGGAAAATTTCAAGGCTATGCTGCTGATGCAAATAATGACAGTGCAGCAGGGTGGGCTGATCTCCACTAAATATAGATATAGGAAAGCAAAATGGCAGATTTACAAACAATTAATGTAGGAAACTTGGTAAACGATGGTCTTGGTGATGATCTAAGAACCGCGTTCCTCAAGGTTAATGCTAACTTTGCTGAACTTAACGCAGGACTTACAATCACTGCTTCCAACACAGGAACCGGTGCAGCAGTATTCAAACAAAAGGTAAACAACGATCTACAGTTCAAGTCACTGGTCGGTGGAACAAAAATAATAATCCAAGAAGGTGCTAATAGCATTGACATAAGCAGCACACAGGCAGATGCATTCATACAAATTGATACGGATAGCGGTTCCGTAGAAGCAGACACTTATGAACAAATTACCATGCAGGGTGTGTCTGCGCCAGGATCAGAAACTGGCATAAAGGATCTGGAAGTAACGGCAAGCGGCAGTTCTGTAAACTTTAAAACTATAATTCCAGTTACGGAATATCTTACTACCTACGACTTTGGAACAATTAATGGAACTTATGCCAATGCATTACAGTTAGCAATGCAGGCTTCCAACATTGATTTCGGAACACTAACATATACATCGGACATTGATTTAGACTGTGGCGGTCTAACCTAGGAGGTTTTAACTTAATGGCAATAACGTGGATAACGCCAGTAGGAGACCTCGGAACACTTGAAGAAAGAATTATCACTTCAATTGTATTAGAGGCGACTACCGATACGGCAACCCCAATTACCTATACAGTCATTGCAGGAAATTTACCTGCAGGAATGTTGTTACAGGGAAATGTCATTAAGGGATCACCTGCTGAAGTTACAAAATATACAGAATCAAGATTCGTGATAAGAGCCTACGACGGTGAGGATGAAAAGGATAGAACATTTAAACTTGCTGTTGAAGGTGCTGACATTCCTGAATGGATTACCAAGGAAGGATTTCTTAATGTTGGTCCTGGAGAAGCATACTTTGTATTGGACGATGCACAGGTAGATTTTCAACTAGAGGCAACGGATCCGGATGTTATTGCCGGAGATAATCTCGAATATTATCTAGTTCCTAACAGTGGAATATTGCCATACGGACTATCACTTTCCAAGACCGGAAGAATTTCAGGTTTCACACAACCAATTCCAGCAATTGATTATGCAACAACGGTAACAGGAGCGTATGACACGCATTCATTTGATACCGTTCCTTTGGACATTGCTAAAAATAATAGCCTAGGTTTTGACTCTTTCTTCTATGATAACCAATATTACGATTACGGTGAGCAGGGAATAGTTCCAAAAAAATTAAGCAGAATCTATACTTTTGGTATTGCCATAACTGATGGTATCAATGCAGTAAACAGAATTTTTAAAATTTATGTTATATCAGAAGATTTCTTAAAAGCAGACAACACACTTGTACAGGTAGACACGAATCTATTCCAAGCAGATAATACAAGTAATAGAGTTCCTATTTGGATAACTGATCCATATCTAGGACGCTGGAGAGCAAACAATTATGTAACGTTGTTCTTAGATGTATATGATCCTCCGACATTGACAGGAACCATAAGTTACTTTACCGTGCCTACCAATAACGACGGATCCGTTAGTGAGATTCCCCCAGGACTCGTTCTCGATACTTCAACTGGAGAACTGGCAGGAAAGATTCCGTATCAAGCAGCGGTTACAAAGCAATATAAATTTACGATCAAGGCAGTGAATTTTCCAAGATCAATTGCTGAAGAAGATTATACACTAGTCGGTGATTGGAGTTCTACAAGAATATACAATATAAACGAAGCAGTAAGATACGATGGATTTGTTTATGTTTGCCTTCAGACACATATAAACAAGATACCAGGACAGGACGGTTCCGAGGACTATTGGAATCTTGGCGTTGGAACCACTGACAGAACATTTAGCATAGACATTATCGGAGAGATTGATAGTGCCGTTGAATGGATCACTCCTAGCAATCTTGGAACCATTAAACCAAATCAACCTAGTAAATTATCTGTTGAAGCAAAAAGTTTATTGTACGGTGGACGTCTATCCTATAAACTCATGTCTGGAAGTTTGCCTCCGGGATTAGAATTTTTATCCAATGGTATCATTCAAGGAAAGGTCATTCAATTTTCCGATGCTGATCAAGTAGGACTGACCAGATTCTTTGATAGAGATAGTGCCGGTCCGGATTCATCAACCGGATCAGTATCCTATTCAATAACATTCGATAACGGTGTTACTAGTTATGATAAAAAATTTACATTTACCATTAGGGCTATAGATGGTGCTAATTTTGCCGAACTAGATAAAACTTTTGAAGTTACTGTTATTGCTGACTCTGAAAAAACATTTTCTAATCTATATGCCAAGGCTTTCCAATCAAAAGCAAAACGATTGAACTGGTTTAATTTTATTACTGACGTTACTATATTTCCACCGGCTGATATTTATAGATACGGAGATGAAAACTACGGTGTACAAACAGAAATCAAGACTCTCATATTTGCCGGAATAGAAAGCAAATCTGCTGTTGAGTTCGTTCAGGCTATGAGCAAAAACCACTATAACAAAAGATTTACTTTTGGTAGCGTCAAATCTGCAAAGGCTAAAGATGCAGTCACACAGGAAACTATTTACGAAGTAATTTATGTGGAACTAGTTGATGAGTACGAAAAGAATGGAAAGAGCATTTCTAGTACAGTTGAATTAAGAGATAATATTAACAGCAAGGTGCTTATAAGTTTTGATAATATCACGGTTGACAGTGATATTCCATACGCCAGTGATAGCGATGTGCAAAGAGTGTTTCCTAATTCTGTAAAGAACATGAGATCGCAGATTAGAGAAATTGGCGAAAGAGATAGAGAATTTTTACCGCAATGGATGCGCAGTGTGCAGGATCAAGCAACCTATGAATTGGGTTACACAAAAGCAATGGTACTGTGCTATGCCAAACCAGGAAGATCAGAAAGCATAATGGCCAATATACGTGCTAATGGGTTTGACTTCAAGACCATCGATTTTGTTGCAGATCGTTACATTATTGATATTGTGGATGGTGAAATACAGGACAAATACCTTGCTTATCCTCAGAATAATGTAACAAAACACGCAGAATCATCACCAAGACCCACGGAACAGAAGCCTTTTAATCAGAAAAATGTTCCGGGCTAATATATTATATGATAAATACAAATACAATTAATTGGAGAAAAAGAAGTGGCTAGATCAAGTACAAGTCTTATTAACTATTTGAGCATTAACGAAAACTTTCCTGTTGCAGGACAGGATAATGATACACAGGTATTTAGAGATAATTCGGATACCATTAAGACTAGTTTAAGAAATGCTAAAGACGAAATTACTGACGTTCTCTCCAATGCAGCATTTAGAGACGAAGATAACGATTTTGAATTAAACAAAATTCAAAGAGCAGTCTTTCAAAATAACAGAATTGAAAAATTTGATGGTGGAGCAGTAACAGCAACTCCAACAACTATTGACTATCAAAATGGCGGGTACCAAATTTATAGAGTGGGTGCTAACCTATCAATGGACTTCTTAAATTTTCCAGGCGATCCTGTTTTTACTTCAGAAACAACTCCTATTGGAATGGGCAAGGTAGTTCTTGAACTATACAGCGACGGATCATCAAGAAGTTTATCTTTTACAACATCAGGCGGTACTGTAATTAAGTCAAACGGATTCCCAGGTTACGCTTCTGGTTCTCCTGTACTAACACTAACATCTAATACAGATCCTGTGTTTATCGAAGTATGGAGACACAACGCAGACGTTATCTATATGCGTTATATTGGTGCGTTTGCATAATGTTTCATCCATTTCAGGAAGATCCCAAAGACCTTACTGACACTGAGTTAACTCAGAAAATATCCGAATTGAGTAAAAAATATACTCAAGCAGCACGTTTAGGCAAAGGTCAACTGTTGACACAACTCCAAACATTTGTTACAATATATAGAGATGAAATTCGTAGAAGAGCAATGGATTCGAAATTAAGAGCAAATGATGATAAGGATTTGGATCAACTGATTAATGTCGACTAATATAGATACAATTACAAAAAGCATTCTAAAACATGGTCCAGAAATTCTGGAACACTGTGTTGTCACGGATGGCATAGATCAGTATTTTGGCAGGCTGGAAAAGGAATTCCTTAACTATCCTAAACCAAAAAAAGAAGTAAATCCAAATAATTGGTTCATGCCTTCCAGTTATAAGGACATGGATATAAAGAAATTTGTGCTGGATCTTTGTAAAACACAGCAAGAATTGGATAGAGTCCAAATTGAATTAGTCGAATACGAAAAAAGAAATTTAATTGTGCTACTAAAACAAATGAAATATATAGTAGATACACTTAGAAAAAACAACATCGTTTGGGGTGTAGGTAGGGGATCGAGCGTAGCGAGCTATGTTCTCCACTTATTAGGGGTCCACAAGATAGATTCTATTAAATACGATATACCACTAAACGAGTTCTTTAAAGGAGAAAGCAATGGGTAAAACTATTAAAAGCATGCGCGGTAAAGAAATTGACATGGAAAAATTAAATCTGCGCAACGAAACATTACCAGCAGTTGG